TCATTGCCGGACCTGAATGGTCACCTTGCGCGGGCGCTCATTGCCGTTGCCCGGCACCAGCACGGTGATCACGCATACTCCGCCGGAGGCGCGCACCGACAGCAGCTGGCCGCCCGTCTCGGCAACGGCGCGGGCCGCTGCCGCGCTGCAATCGCCCTGCCCGTTGTTCTGGACAAGGACCAACGGCGCCGGATTGATATCGCCCGCGTGAGCCGGCACGGGCGAAGCCACCATGCCGGCTGCGAGGCTTGCTAAGATCAGGAATGATGCCATGGGCCTCTTCTTCCGCAAATCATTGGTTGTTGCGAAATATGTACCCCATGGCATCTGAATGGCAAATGAATGCGGCCTCAAAACCTGTCCTGGCGCGCTCCGATCGACTTTTTCGCCGAAATCCGCCCGTAAATCGCCAGAAGCCCTCCAAGGGAACCGGCAATCGACGTGGCGGCATCGGCAAGCTGCCCTTGCTCGGCGAATCCCAGATCGATGCCCTTCATGCGCAGCGCCGAGGCGCCGATGGCGATCAGCGCGCCCCAGACCGTCTTCGACTGATACCACGGTTTGATTTCATCGGTGGCAAGCATTGCACGTCTCCTTCCTTCTGGTTGTCAAAGGGAAATTATCGCCTCGGCGGCGATGCCGTAGGCAATCCGGCGGCCCAGTTGCCGGACCCGGATCGAAAGGCTCTGACGGGGCGCGCCGAAATCGGCGATTTCGTCGGCCTGGGCGTAGAGATGGCCGGGTGCGCTGACCTCGACTTCCCGCAGCACAGCCGCGCCGTCGAGGATCTGCAATCGGTAGCGCTCCACCTCCTCGTCGAGCGGAATGTCGACCGCCTGCCAGCTGTCGGCGTCGATCCTCCCGCGCCGGGTCCAGGCGAGTTCGATGTCGCCGCTTGCCAGCCGCCGTCCGCGCAGGTGAACGGGCGCAAGCGGCGTCTCGGCGCGAAGTCCGCCGGAAAAGGTGAAGGGTCCGGCCGGCGCGGCTGTGCCCCCCGGCGGTTCGGCGATATAGTTCAGCGCCAGCCCCGCCTCGTCCGCCTTCAGCCCGAGCGGCTTCACGGCGCCGTCGAGAAGAACGGCCTGGGCGCCCGCCGCCGCGCCCGCCGCCATGGCGTCCTCGGTTCCGGCAAGCCCGCGAAGCAGCTTCGACAGCCGCCAGCGCCCGGCGGAAATTTCCTGCGCCACCGAAAAGCCGATGATTTCCCAGGCACCCGAGGCCGATTGCACCGCCAGCCGGTTGGCGCCGTTGAGGACCGCGAGAGCGGTAGCTGAGGCGAAACCGCCATAGGCCAGATCGATCTCGACCGTGCGGGCAAGATCGAAGCGCCCGGTCACGCCGGGCGAGAGCGGCGCCGAAAGCGCACCCAGTATTGCCGGGCGTTCCAGCAGCGCCCGCGTTTCAAAGGCCTCGTTTTCCGCCGACGACGAGATCGCCAGACGCCGCCAGGGACGTGCAAGCGCCGCCACGCGGGCGAAATCCGTTGCCTCGCCTGCCTCGTAGCGCGGCAGGTCCATGAGGCGGATCACCGGCGCAAAGCCCTGCGCGCCGGGGTTGGGCGCGTTCCGCCCGGGATTGGTCGTCACCGGGAGCCCGCCGCCGCCCGCCGCCATTTCCCGCAGCTTCAGCCGGCGTGCCGCGCCGTCCTCGATCTCGCTGACGAGAAACCGGCCTTCCGGCCCTTCGCCGATCAGCACCACGTCGCCCGGCTTCAGCGCCAGCTCGTTGGGACCGAGGGAAAGATCCAGTGTGCGCCGCGCCATGCGATGATCGTGCAGCAGCGTCTCGGCGCAACGAAGTGCGGCCTCCTCCGGCATAACGGCGGCAAGGTCGTGCGCCAGAACCCGGCTCGTCGCCGCCGGAACGCGCCGCGAGCGCACGCTCGCCTCGGCATAGTCGGCGCCCGCGTCGTAGAAAGTCAGGATCGCCTCGCCGGCGAAGTCGCTGTCATGGCCGCGCGTCTCGCGCCAGCGCGGTTCGTCCTCGGGATCGGCCAGCACGTCGAGCGTCACCGCCGGCAGGCTCGCCTCCTCGCGCGAGCGGAAGCGCAGCGTTGCGCCATCCTCGATCACATCGAGGCGAAACGTCTCGGCCAGCGGCTCGATCAGGCTTCGCGCCGAGGCCAGCTCAGCCTGTACATAGCCCGTGAGGTCGCCGCTCACGCCCGACACGTCATGGTCGGAAAAGCCGTTATCCCCGAGGATCGCCGCGATCACGTCGGCAAGCGTGCCCGCGCCCAGCCGTCCGTTCAGCCAGTGGCCGGTCTTCCAGTTGCCGCCGTCGGCCCATAGACCGACATTAACGGGAAAGCCCGGATAGGGCCGCGCATCCCAGGTCCAGACGAAGATGCGAGACGGATCGACCATGCCGGAAGGGGCCAGCCCCCCGCCCCAGTAGCCGTGATGAGCTTCGAGAAATCTCCGCTGCTGGCTGTCGGATCGAAGCCCCCGCGAATGGTGCGGCACGGCGCTTTCGGAGGATTTCGGATCGGCGAAGACATTCGGCTGGTTTGCGCCCCTGTCGATTGCCGGGCAGCCGAGTTCGGTGAACCAGACCGGCTTTGCGCGCGGCACCCAGGCCGTCGGCACTGCCCGTTCCGCGCCGCCCACGCGGTCGTAATGCGGGTTGGCCCACCAGCTTTCGATATCCTTGTAGCGGAAGACCCAGGGCTTGCCCGCCAGCCCGTCGGTGATCGGCGAGCGCGTGCGGCTCTTGCGGTCCGCGTCGCTGGCATAATACCAATCGAAGCCCTCGCCGCCTGCAATCTGCCCCGCCATGGCGTCCGCGTCGTCGGCCAGCCGGAAGCCGTCAGGATTTTGAGCCGTCAGGTCCTCGTCGCGCCAGTCGGAAAGCGGCATGTAGTTGTCGATGCCGACCGCGTCTATGGCGGCGCTCGCCCAGAGCGGATCGAGATGGAAATAGACGTCGCCCGAGCCGTCGGACGGGTGATGGCCGAAATATTCGCTCCAGTCGGCCCCATAGGTGATCTTCGTCGCGGTCCCCAGAATGCCGCGCACATCCGAGGCCAGCGCCACCAGCGCCTCGACGAAGGGAAAGGCATCCGCCCCGTCGCGCAGTGTCGTCAGCCCGCGCAACTCCGAGCCGATCAGGAAACCGTCGACCCCGCCCGCCGCCTTCGCCAGCAGCGCATAGTGCAGCACCAGGCGGCGATAGCCCTCGTCCACGCCGGAATGGATGACCGATGTGCCTGAAACGGCGAAGTCGCCCGGCACGGCATTTCCGCAGAAGCTTTCGACTGCCGCGCGCGCCGCGGCCGTGCGGTCGGACGATCCCGCCTGCCCGGGTGCCGGATGGCAGGTGATCCTTCCGCGCCAGGGATAAGCCACCTGCTCCGTTCCGCCATAGGGGTCGGGCAGGCCGTTTGACGCGGGAATATCCATCATCAGGAAGGGATAGAGCGTCACCTTCAGCCCGCGCGCCTTCAGGTCCATGATCGCGTCGATCACGCTTGCGTCGCTCGGCGTGCCGCCATAGGCCGGGCCGCCGTCGTGATGGCTGACCCGATGGGCGGCACTGCGGGAAATGCCCGAAACCGACCATGGCCGGCTTTCGTTCTGGCGGGCTTCCACCTCGACGCCCGGCACCACCCGGCATTCTCCGGCCCTGAGATCCGTGCCGAACCAGCTGACGACGAGCGCGACATTTTCGAGGTTCGGGCACAGCGCCTGCAACTCGTCGATGGCCGCCTGCCAGTCGGTCCCGGCCACCAGGGTATTGCGGTTGACGATCCGGGCGCTGCCCTCGCCGGTCTTCTCGCTCACCGTCACGCTTGCATAGCCGTGTTCGGTGGCACCCGGGATCACGGTCACGGCGCGGATCTGACTTTCGAGCTTGCCGACCGGGCGCATGACCTCGAACTGGAGCAGCGGAACGCGGTTGCCGAAATCGTCGAGCGGCAGCCGCTCGAAGACGACATAGGCAAGCCCGCGATACGCTGGCGCCATCCCTACACCCTGCTTCGCCTCGATCAGCGGATCCGGCAGCTGGCTCCGGTTGCCGGGATAAAAGCGCATCTCGATGCCGGCCAGGTCCAGTTCCCGGCCGTCGGCCCAGGCCCGGCGTATGCCCGCCACCGGCCCCTCGCAAAGGCCGATCGCCAGATTGGCGAAATAGCGGTAGGTCTTCGTCCGCGCGCCGGCCGCCTTGGCCCCGGCCCGCTCTATCGTCGCCTCTTCCTCGAACCGCGTCGCCCAGATCAGCGTGCCGCCGATCCGCGCCGTGCCGTAGAGCCGAGTGATCGCCGTCCCCTCGCTTGCGCCGGGAAGCCGCGCGGCGGAAAGCCGGGGTCCGGCGACGGTCCGCCCGCCGAGCAGCGCCCGGTCCACCGCATTGCCGGCAAGCGCGCCCGCCGCCCGGCCGATGACGGCGCCGAGTGGACCGAAAGCGCCGCCGAGTGCCGCGCCCGCCGCCTGAAACAGGATGGTCGCCATTCGTCAGATCTCCGGGAAACGAAAGATACCGGCCACGCGCCGCCGCCAGGACGGCACCAGCGCCGAACGGATTACGGCTGCCTGTTCATAGGCATGGATGAAATGGTCGGGCCCGGCGAGCACGCCGGCATGCTTGGCCGCGAAATGCGGCCGGAACCGGAAGAGCAGGAGGTCGCCGGGCAGCGCCTCGCTCCAGCCGCCCACCGTCCTGAAATGCCGTTGCGCCGCCGCGATCAGCCGCTCCTGCCCGCTCCGCTCCGCCCAGTCGGGCGCATAGGGCGGCGGTTCTTCCGGCTCTCCGCCGTGGATTTCGCGCCAGATGCCCCGGATCAGCCCGAGGCAGTCGCAGCCGACGCCTTTTGCCGATGCCTGATGACGGTAGGGCGTGCCGATCCAGCCTTCGGCCACGGCGACGACACGGTCTCCAATGGGGGTCATGGATAGAGCGGGCTCCCGTCATGCAGGCTCTCTCCATCGACATAGGAATAGGCAAAATCGCTGCCCGGCATATGGGGAAAGCCCTGGAAGTTTGCGGCGTTGGCGAATTTCTCGCGGCAGGTGGCGAAGGCCTTGTCGCAGCCGACCGTCACCGTCACGCCGTCGCCCGGCGCGGGCAGGCTCTCGAGCGGAAGCCAGAGGACCAGCTCCGTCCCGCCCGCCACAACGCGGCTCTCCTCGACCAACGCCGAAAGCCCGTTGTTCGCGCCGCTGGCGAAGACCAGCGTTCCATGCCGGAAATACCCGTCCGCGAAACCGCCGAGCCCCGAGACGACGATCCGGTCGCGGCCGGCAATCTCCACGACCGCGCCCTGCCCTCGCCGTCCCGCCGTCGTCAGATCCACGCCGCAGCGCGTGTCGCCCAGGGTCGCGTCGCAGCGGCGATTGTAGATCCGCCCCTGCTCCTGCGACAGCCGGTGGGCGAAGCTTCGAAGCTCGGCGGTGAATTCGCCCGTCTGGCGCGACACCTCGCCGATCTCCTGCACCTTGAGCAGAAGATGTTGTTCCGGCGCCCGCCAGTTGACGATGAAGACTTCCACCCGCGCGCCGTCATAGCGCCCGGCGGCCAGATCGGCCTCGGTGATCGCTTCGCTGGAAAAGCCCCCGGTCACCTCGCTGCCTGGAGCCGCAAGCCCGCTCTCCTCCCGCGTCTCGCTCGCCGAAAACCCGCTTGCCGCGAGGAACCCGGTGCCCGCGAAGGAAAGCGCGCCGTCATGCTCGGTGAAGCCGAGCGCCACGCCATCGCGCCTTGTCACCCGCCAGCAGCGGCAGAGCGTCGTGGCATCGCCGGAAAGATGCGCGGCCAGATCCGCCGGTATCGTCCTCATGGCACTACCTCGATCAGCGGGATCGCCGGAATACGACCGGCATTGAAGGCCTCCATGTTGATCTCGAGCCGGTCGATGCCGAAACGCACAGGAACGTCGAACTCGAAACCGGCCTGAACGATCTGGCCGGCCAGAGGAATATAATCCTGCGCGATCGTCACCAGCCCGGTCGTGGGATCGCAGGTGAAACCCGCTTGCGGCAGCACCACGCCATCGACCGCCACGGCCACTGTGCCATCCACAGGCTTGGCAATTGTGCGGACCCACTCGCCGCCGGCATCGCCATAGGTCTTCGAAAGCTGGAAGACCGCCGTCGTGCCGTCGCCCGTGCCGATCGCCTGGTCGAGGGCGGAAACCGCCACATCGGGCGCCGAGGACCTGAAATCCATCGGATCGCGGAAGCGGAAACCGTAAAGCTCGCCTGCCCGCGCCTCGAAGAACTCCAGTACCGCGTGAAGGTCGCCGATCGAGCGCACGCCCGATCCCGCGTCATAGGCCCGGCGGGAGTTCCTCCAGCGGGTGTTGCGCGTCTCGCGCCCATTGGTCAGATTGACGATATCGGTGCGCCGCACCGGCCCGCCGCTCATGACAAGCGAGAGCCTGAGCGGAAAGCGCACCTCGTGAAAGCCTTGTGCCATTGCCTGCCCCTTGCTTGTCGGTCAGAGATTGCGCCGGCCGCGTCCGACGCTGCGCGCCAGCATGGCGGTGATCTGGCCCTCGCTCTTGCGGAAGCTCTGCGCATCCGCCGCCGTCACGTTGAAGGTGATCTGGGTGCCGCCACCGCCGCCGCCCGAAACGCCGAGCGATCCGTCGGCCCCGCGCTTCAGGGGCAGGATCGCCTCCGCGCCCGCCTCGCCCATCAGACCGAGATCGCCGCCCATCGGAAAATAGGTCGGAGCAGACACCACGCCGCCTTCGGCAAAGGGGGTCACCCGTCCCGGCACGCCGCCATCGGAGAAGGCGAACAGCGAGCCGAAGCCCGATGTCAGCCCCGAGGTCACGGAAGACAGCAGCCCTTCGAGCGGCTTCAGCCCTGCGGTGAGAGCAATCCCGGCCAGCCTGTTGCCGAGCGATCTCAGCGTATCCTCGAGGCCCTTGCCGCCGATGGTGGCGCCCTTCAGCGCCCCGGTGAGCGCCGCCCCGAAGCTTTGCGAGCGCGCCTCCAGGTCGTCCAGCACGCCCATCGCCGCGGAAGCATCGAGCGTCAGCCCGAGCGCGATCGTCTCGTCCTCGTTCATCGCTTCGTCCTCTCCTCATCGGGAAAACGGCGCATCAGCACCTCCAGCCGGGCGCGCTCCAGTCTCGCCGGCCTTGGTGCGAGAGCGCCGGTCATGGCCGCGAATTCTCGGGGGCTGAGCGCCCAGAAAATTGCCGGATCGAGCCGCAGGAGGCAGAGCCCGGCATGCATCGCCGCGCTCCAGGGAAAGGGCCTTGGCGCGGCCTCGCCCGCGCTTTCGCCTCCTGCGGCCGTCAAGGGTCCGGGCGGCTGCCCTCTCCCCCGCCCGCAAAGGTCACCGTCAGCAGGTCGCGTACCAGTGCGGCACTCGCCGATATGCCGCCGTCGATGGCCATATCGGCCACATCCTCGTCCGAGACCCGGTTTCCGCCGCCGCGTAGCCCCGCGCCGATGATGCGGATCAGGTCGTCGGCCTTCAGCCCGCCCCCGGAAAATCGTGCCGCGAGACCCGCGAGGCTATCGGCGCGGAATGCCGTTTCGAGTTCGGCGAGGGCTCCAAGCGTCAGGCACAGGATGCGCCGCTCCCCGTCGATCATAGCCTCGACCTCGCCGCGATGGCGGTTGGCGCGATGCGTCCTTGCGCGCGCCTCCATCAGAGCGCACCGAAGGAAAGCGCACCCGCCGATTCCAGCGCCAGGTCGAATGTCAGTTCGCCGTCATGCTGGCCGGAATATTCGAGCGCGGTGATCTGGAACGCCCCGGTCACGGTCCCGAAATCGGGGATCAGCACCTGCCAGTCAAGGATCGCGCCGGCGAAGAAGGCGGCCCGCACCAGCCCGTCACTGGCCTGATCCTTGAACAGTCCGCTTCCGGCAAGCGATGCCCGCTGCACGCCGGCGCCGCCCAGGAGCTCGCGCCAGCGCCCGGCGCTCTCCGCGTCCGTCACATCGACGGTCTGGGCGTTGAAGGAAAGCTTCTTCGACCTCAACCCGGCGACGGTGACCCAGGCCCCGCCGTCATGGACCTTCAACAGCAGGTCCTTGCCCTTCTGTGCAACCATGGTTCTCTCCCGTGGAAAACGAAAAAGGCGCCCCGTGGGACGCCGTCAATTCCGGTCATGTCCGCTGCATTCCCGCTCCCGGGACCGGGACGCTCACGCCTGCGCGAGCGATGCGATGATATCCTTAACCGGAAGCAGCAGAGTGCGTTCCAGTCCCCTGGCCTCGCGAAATCCGTATTTTGCATAGAACAACGCGGCGTCGTCATCGAGCGCATGCACCATGACGGCGCGAAACGCGATGGTCTCGGATGTCGACACCACTGCCATCAATGCGTTCCTGAGCAGTGCGGCGCCCAGGCCCTTGCCCTTATGATTGCGGTCGACCGCCAGCCGGGCGAGCAGCGCAACGGGTATGTCGCCCGGCGCGCCATGCCCTTTGACTTTTCGCGGCGCATGCTCGCGGCTGATCATCCCGGCACAAAGGGAATGATATCCCACCACCTGATAATCCGCATCGGCGATCACGAATGTGCGCGTATAGCCCTGCGTCTGGTTGAACAGGGCCAGTTCCTTCAGGAAGGCGTCGAGCGGCGGCTTGCCGCTTTCGAACCGGTCCGTGTGATGCCTTTCCGTCAGCAGCGCCGGTTTGCGGTACATGGCGCGTCAGTCGATCCATTCATGACGGGATCTGAAAAGTTCCACGAGCCGCTGGTTGGCTCTCGCCGGCTCCGCAAGGAGATCTTCCACCGCATCGAAGACATCAGCGTCGACTCCTATGAAACGCTGGTCGAGCAGCTGCTGCTGCGCGGCGCTGAACGCCGCCTCGGTCATGAAGGCGCTCATCGACTTGCCGGAGATTTCCGCCGCACGCGAAATCACATCGCGCGTCGCTGAATCGATGCGCAGATTGACCGTTTCACTTTTCTTCAGGGCGACCATCTGATGAATGCCTTCAATTTGTATGCACAATGCATATACACCTGCCGGACGGCGGTTTCAACCAGATACGCCCTTACTCCATCACCGCCCGGAACATCATCTCGGCCACGAACAGCGCCGTCTTCGCCTCGCGCCGGCTCGTGGTTCTCCGATGCCGAAGGCTCACCAGTGTGGCGGTCGTAAGCGCCAGGTCGGCATCGTCGAGCAGCATCCTGACCAGGCTCGCGATCTCCTCGGCCTCGCGCCGTCCCGCCGCCGACCAGGCCTCGATCGAAAGCAGGCATTCGAGCCCCTTCTCCGTCGCGGTCGAGCGATCGCGTGTCTCGATTGCCCCGATCGCCAGATAGGGCATGACGGTGCGGCCGAGCCGCCTGTCGTGGACGCCGTTTCCACCGATCAGGGCGGCCAGAGCGGGATCGCCCGAAAGCCGCGCGTGAACCGCCTGCAGCAGGTCATTGACCGGACTTGCCATCTGCGCCCTCCCTGTCCTTTGCTTCCGCCTCCGCCTTCTCGTCGGCCCGCCGCTTGAGGATCGCTGCCGCGCGGCCCATGAGCGCCCGGCGCAGGGCCTCGCCGAGATCCGCCCCGGTCGTCTGGACCATGAGCTTCATCAGCCTTCCTCCGTGCATTGGCATATCAGATAACGGCCCGTCTCGTCAGGGTCGCGGACCGTGCTCACGGCGAACACCCGCCCGCCCTTCATCAGCCGCATCCCGGCTGCGAGGTCGGCGCGGTGTCGGACCCAGACATTGTGCGTGACGGTGACCGCATCCGCGCCCGCCCGCTCCTCGGCCACGGCGGCCAGCGGCACGATCCGCGCCCAGAGAGCCGTGACATCGGAGAAGCCGGCCGTTGCCCCGCCCTGCCCGTCTGGCAGGTCCGCCGGTGCCTGAAGCGTGAGCCGAGCGGTCATCTCTCCCGGGTCGAAATCGGCGATCACCATGGTCAGAGCCTCCGGTGGCAATAGGGGGCCACCAGCCGGTCGTAGCCGGCGGGGATCGCCGCCGGCTGATCGGCAAGCGCCACCGCGCCGCGATAGGAGAACATCAGCGCTACATGCATCAGCATGGCGCGTTTCAGAGCGTCCGGCACATCCGTCGCGGCAGCGCCGAAGCCGGCGGTGAAATCGATTTCGATGCCGTTGAGCAGCCTTCCGGGCGCCGGCGGATCGCGCAGCCAGAGCCGGGCTGGCCGGCCCGCGCCGTCGAGCAGGTGATCCTGAAGCGATACTTGAACGGGCGTCCCGTCCGCCTCGTGGACCACCACGTTTACAATGGCTTGGACCGGTCCCCTGGAAATCTGAATCACGCCGCCGCGCGGCCATTCATCGAGATAGAGCCTCAGTGTGCGGGTCATCAGGCAGAGCCCGGTCTGGCGCTCCAGATGCCCGCGGGCAGCGGTCACGAGACCGTTGAGCAGCGCATCCTCCTCCGCTCCGTCGAGGCGCAGATGCGCCTTCACCTCGACAAGCGTCAGCGGCTCCGCAGTCGGCGGAGTGATTTCGGCATAGGTCATGAATGTCTCCGATGGGAGTTAGGTATTGGCAGGAGGTTGAGAGTTCGACGGGCGCGTGCCGGGCTCATGGCGAGAAACGGGGACGCTGGCTCTTGGCCGGACGGTCCTTATGCGGGCCGCTGTAGGGAGGGATTCCCCTTTTTCACTCTAGCGGCATATGGGGCTGTAGGGCCGCTCAGGTATCGAACGGTAGAGGATCATAGTCACGCCCTGCGGGGCAACGTTGGGGGTCTGAGCGGGTTTATTCGCTCGGGAATTGGCCGTGGAGCGTACACGACCAAACGGGGCCACCAGACGAGAAGACATTTTACCTTTCAGGTTAATTTTTTTTATTAGTACGATTGATTGTTTCACGTTCCGGCATTATACTCTCTGTGCGCGAAAGTCAGACACCATGCGCTAAGGAGAACCAACATGCTAACCGAACTCGGAAAGGAACTGCGAAAACTCCGCATCGACAACGACGAAAGAATGGTCGAGATGGCTGAAAAACTGGAGCGTTCACCAGCTTTCATTTCATCTGTAGAAACCGGGAAAAAGTCGCCGCCGAGCGGGTTCGAGGAACTCGTGATCAAGGCCTACGGCCTTGCATTTGATGCCGCAGCAAAGATCCGCCAGGCAGCCGATCTGTCAAGAAAAGCATTCGTACTGGAGCCTAGCAATGCCCTTGGGAGGGACACAGCAGGTTTAATGGCTCGTCGGATGAATACCCTGTCGGACGCCGACCTAGAAGAAATACGTCAGATTCTAAAGAGAGGAGTTAAGGAGAATGGGAAGTAGCATTGATTTCGTTGTCCCACCACGGTCGTGGGACAGCATTCATGGCGTGGCGACGCGTGTTCGAGAAGTGATCGGTCTCGAACACTTAGCTTACATCCCGGTAGTGGACGTGCTCGAGAAGGTTCTAGATCAAAAAATGGGACTTGTTCGTTTTGAGATTGGGGACTATCTCGAAATGGAAGGAGCCGAAGGGCTCACAGACCCTACCGGGCACTTCATACAGATTCGGGAAGACGTCTATACCCGGGCTTTAGCCGGTGATGGGCGTGCTCGCTTTACGGTGGCTCATGAGTTGGGACATTTCTTCCTCCACACCGGGATCCCCCTCGCTCGATCTTTCAAGGGGGACGGTGTACAGATTTTTTCAAAAAGCGAGCCCCAGGCAAACCAGTTCGCCGCCGAATTTCTTATGCCCCGGAGCCAACTCTGGAGGGGAATAAGTGCTTCTGAAGTCGCCGCCAATCATGGAGTTTCTGATGAAGCAGCGAGAAACAGATGCAAATTCATGTCGGGACGAGGCCTGATATGAAAAAAGGGAATTTGGTAGCACCCAAATCCCCTTCTCCAAGATTTCCGTATCGGGCTTGCAAAGGGGCTAGCCGAACGGAAGCCTGAGATGCAAGGACGTCGTATAATCTGTTAGTGTCGCAGCTTCAGATAATACCGACCAAACCTTGTGTCAAGGTAAACAGCGCCCCTTAGGGAGAGCGCGATGACTTCGAAGAAGTACATTGCACCCCCGGGCTATAAGTACATCTTCCGCCCGTGGCGGAAGTGCTCAAAGACCGGCAAGGTTCTTTGGGCGCGTGCGTTTGGCTTGAAAGCTTGGCCAATTTTGGTTCCGGCTTGATCGACTGACAAAGTACATGCGGGGTGGTAACTGGTTTACCTCCCCGCATTTCAGGCTGGGGTGACAGGAATGAGGATATCTCAACTTGACGTTCTCCCGGCCTGCTGGGAGAAGTGGGTGAGCCAGACGAGGGGAATCCTGCCCCGACTGCCCCCCGAATGCCTCGCCCATCAGCTCACCCCAAACTTGATGAGCTTGATCGCCTCGAAGTTCTGCACCCCGCCGCCGACCCGCTTGGTCGTGTAGAAGAGCACATAGGGTTTGGCCGAATAGGGATCGCGCAGCACGCGAACGCCCATGCGGTCGACCACCAGATAGCCGGTGCGGAAATCGCCGAAGGCGATCGACAACGCATCGGCCGCGATATCCGGCATGTCCTCCGCCTCGGCTATGGGAAAGCCCATCAGCGCAGCCGCGTGGCCGGCGCCTGCCGGCGGCTGCCAGAGATAGATGCCGTCGGCATCCTTGAACTTGCGGATCTCGCCTTGCGTCTTGCGGTTCATGACGAAATGCGCGTTCTGGCGATGGCCGGCCTTCAGCGCGTAGACCGCTTCGATCAGCACGTCGGATGCGCCGGTTGCCGCAAAAGCGCCCGCCGCGCCGGTGGGCAGATAGCCGATATTGCCCCAGCTCCAGCCAGCTTCCGCAACCGTCGTATAGCTCAGGAAACCCTTCGGCTTGTTCACGCCGTCGCCGGACACGAATGCCGTCCCTTCCTGCTCGGCGAACGCGATATCCACCTCGCCCGAGATCCAGGCCTCGATATCGACGGCGGCATCGTCGAGCAGACCTTGCGTCGCCGCCGGCATGGCATAGAGCTCCATGGTCGGGAAGGAGAGTTCGGCAAGCTCGGCCATGGCCGTCTGCGGCCTTGCCGCCGTCTCGGCAACCCAGCCGGAGGCCATCCCCGCCGGCGCGAAGGGCTTCTTCAGCACCGCGCCGGAGACTTGCCGCACCGTCGCCAGCGCCCGGATGGGCGAAACAACCGAAAGCCTGCGGCCGATCTCCGTATCCGTCTCGGCTGGCACCAGATAGCCGCCGTCGCCGGGAATGCCGGCCGACATCGCCTTGGCCTCCAGTTCGCGAAGCGCCGTCTCGTCGCCGCGCCGGATATAGCTTTCGAATGCCGCCTTGTGCTCGCCCGCATCCGCCGCCTCCGCACCGGCGCGCCCCAGCGGCGGGCGCATCTTCTTCAGCACCAGTTGGTCGAGCATACGGCTCTGCTCGTCCATCGCCTTGTTGATCCGCTCAACCTTGTCGCGGGTCACGACATCGGCCACGAGCTTCTGCTCGACCTCGGCCAGCCTGCGGTCGTTGACCTCCTTGAAGGCCTCGAAGGATTGCATGAAGTCGTCGAAGGCCGCCGCGATCGTGTCCGGCGCCGCCTTCATCTCGGGCGCCGCCCTCGCAATCCCGGTCCCCGTCATTTCCGTTCCGCTCGTCTCGCTCACCATGTTCTCATCCTTGTCTGAAGTTGCTGATCGCCATTGCCCTTGCCGCCCGGCGCATGGCGCGGACGAGTTCGGTTTCCTTGTCGCGGAAGAACCGCGCGTGCTTCACGTTCGAGATCCTGGCCGAAGGCAGCATCGGAAAGGTCACGACCGAGATTTCCCAGAGGTCCGCCTCGAGAATGCGGCGTATGCCGCTTGCCCGGTCGGACTTCGCCTTGACGGCGCGAAAGCCGATCGACAGCCCGTCGAGCGCGCCCGTCTTCAAAAGCGCATGCACCTCGCGGGCACGCGCCACCCCGGTCGCCAGCACCCCTTCGACATAGAGCCCGCGGCCGTCCTCGCGGATCACCCGCCAGGCGCCGATGGGTTCGGCCGGATCGTGCTGGTAGAGCATGCGCACGCCCCCTGCCCCGCGTGCCGCAAGCGACTGGTGAAAGGCGCCGGGCTCGATCGCGTCGCGTCCGAGATCGACCTCGCCGAAGACGCTGGCATAGCCGGAAAAGACCCCGTCGCCGGTCACGCCGTTGAGCGTCAGGCTGGCGAATTTCTGGGTCAGCGAAACAGGCCCGCGATAGGCGCGCATGGGTATCCTCCTGGTGATCTTGGATGGTTGTTTGGGCACTTCTCCCCAGCGGGGCGAAGTGAGCACCTCAGCCGCGCGGCCTGGCCCCGTAGCGGTCGAGAAGCCGGACCAGAAGCCCGAGGCTCCACCAGGCCAGAAGGCTCGCGGAGGTTGCACCGGCCAGCACGATGTCCTCGGGTGCGAGGCTCGTCAGAAGGTCGAGCTTGCGGGCAAGCCACAGCCCGGCCGGATCGCCGAAGATCAGCCCGCAGGCGACCCCGGTCAGGAAACGGCCCGCCGCCTCGCGCCGCCCCTTCGGCAGCATGTAGACGAGCGAGATCGCCGATCCGGCCAGCGATCCGATCACCCTGGCGCCCGAAAGCGCGCTGTCAGGACCGAGTTCGGTCATTTCCTCGTCCTCCCGTGATTGTCGTGGAGCAACGCCGGGCAAGCCGCCGGGTCTGCCCCGGCAACATCGCTTGACGTTACGTGAGGTATGGCGAATTGCCGATTCAAATGAATCGCTTGGCGCCGTTCCCTCACATCCCGATTCCGTGCCTTCACGCGTTGATTCAGCGTCTTCACAATCCGATTCACGAAGCCCCGCGAACCGGGCTCAGTAACCGACCGCCTCGCGCTTTTCCGCGTCGGTCAGGAAGTTCGCCGTTCCCACCCGCGCCCAGAGCGCGTCGCGCTCGGCGGCAAGTCCCGCCACCTGGTCGAGGTCGGGGAGAAGCTTCAGCTCCTCCCCATAGAGCGCCGACAGGAAGCCCGAGAGGCTCGCCGCCGTGCGGTTGATCAGCGGCAGGACCGTCAGCCGGTAGAAGGCGCGGTTCGCCTCCTGGTAGTTGGCATAGGTGTTGTCGCCGGGAATGCCGAGCAGCATCGGCGGCACGCCGAAGGCGAGCGCCACGTCGCGCGCGGCCCCGTTCCGGGCCTCCACGAAGTCCATGTCCTTCGGCGAAAGCCCCATGGATTTCCAGTCGAGCCCGCCTTCGAGAAGCAGCGGCCGGCCGGCCCGCATCGGCCCGGAATAGCCCTCGTCGAGTTCTGTCTTCAGCCGCTCGTACTGGTCGGGCGAAAGGTTGCCGCCCTCCTTCGGCTGGTAGACCAGCGCGCCCGACGGCCGGGCGGAATTGTCGAGCAGCGCCTTGTTCCAGCGCGCCGCCGCATTGTGCAGGTCGAGCGCCACCTGGGCTGCGGCCAGCGGCGGAAAGCCGAGATGGTCGTCGAGCGGATGGAAGAGCTTCAGATGCAGGAGGGGTGGCCCGTCGCCCTCCGCCGCGATCCTGCGGACCGCGCCCCCGGCGCGATATTCATAGGCTTGAGGCCAGCCGTCGCGGCCGGCCAGAATGGTCATGCGGTCGGGCCTGAGCAGATGCAGTTCGGCGGGCCTCCCGCCGATCGCCAGCGGCTCGACGAAGGCATTGCCGGCAAGCAGCAGGTGCCCGTAGAGCGCCTCGAAGAAATCCGGCCCGCCCATGCGGGCATTCGGCTTTTCCATCAGTTTCAGCGCCGGATGGGCCGTGAGCTCCCCGCCCGCGTCGGCGAGCAGCCAGGGCACGGCGGCGGCAGCTTCCGCGATCAGCCGCACGGTCCGGTGCGCGACCGGGTTCTTCATGAAGCCCTCGCGGGAAAGCGATGCATAGGAGCGCCCTGTCCATTGCGCCTGGCCTTCCGCCGCGACGAGGCTGAGCCCGCCCACGGCCTTGGTTTCGGCCATGACTCTCTCCTCCGCCGCGGCTCCCCACGGCAGTCGAAACGGCAATCTCATCGGATTTTTCCTGTTGTTTCGAGGTTGGCTCAGCGCAGGGCGCACCTCTTCTCCCCTTGAGGGAGAAGAAGCGAAATCTGGCACTTAGCTGAAGCCAAGGCGCCGATTTCGCAGATGAGGGGGTAGGTAAGGCAGTAACCCATCACGCCCCCTCACCAACAAAATCTACGACTTAGCTTTGGCTAAGATCGTGATTTTGTATCCTCTCCCTCGCTGGGGAGAGGAGGGGTGTTACGCTCGGCCCTCCAGAACCTCGACGACGTGGACGAGGGCCTGGTCGACATCCGCATAGATCTCCTGGTTCCAGAAACGGACAATGCGATAGCCGAGCGAGGACAGATAGCGATCACGGTTCGCGTCGCGCCCGTCTTGGGCATGCTGAAAGCCGTCGAGTTCGACGATCAGTTTCTTCTCCGCGCAAAGGAAATCGACAATGTAGGGGCCAATCGGCGCCTGTCGGCGAAACTTATGACCGTTCAACAGCCGGTTGCGCACGTGCGACCAGAAGATCGCCTCCGGATCGGTTGCTTCAGTCCGCATTTGTCTGGCCCGTTTTCGGGCCAAGTCGGGAAACTCTCTGGCCATCGCGGCTCTCCGGAGAACTCCAAATCATGCCGTTTCAGACGAGGCCATGCAAGGCCGGCCGACGCCTCCTCTCCCCAGCGAGGGAGAGGATACAAAATCGAGATCTTAGTCGAAGGCTAAGTCTCAGATTTTGTTGGTGAGGGGGATAGGATCACCCGCCGCGGCATCCTCGACCACGTAATCCGCCGTCGAAGCAGTTGGCCCTGATATTGGTGCCGATCTCTGGCCAACCACCTACCCGACAATCGCCATGAGGAACGCCTGCCCGTATCCGGCAATCTGTTCCGCCCGGTCCGTTCCGTTGACGATCCGCCGGGCGCCGATCCAGTCCTCGCGTTCGCGGTTGAAGACATCCGTGAGCCTGACGCCGGTGAAGAGCCCCTGCCCCATGCCCACGATCAGGATCTCGACCGCCACATCCATCTCCATGGCGCGGCCCGGCTCGGCGACGAGGTCGATGCCGGTAGCCTGGCCCAGCCGCCGGTAGTTGCGCCTGTGGGTGATCTGCACCAGCCCGCGCCCGAGGAAGCTGCGCCCTTTGCCGTCGCGCCGCCAATAGGCCGCGCTCACCTGCGGCATCCGCCCCTCGGCAAAGGCCTGGTCGAGGATTTCGATCGCCCGCTCGTCGCTCGAGGCCAGCGTCTCGCGCACCGGCCGCATGGTCTTCGCCGTCTCGTGGAAGGCGGTCGCCAGCATATAGGCGAGATGGCGCGGATCGCCCTTTGGCATCATCCTGCGCCAGCCATCGAGGATGGCGTTGATGCCGCGCACCTGGCCTTCCGTCAGCCTGCCGCCGAAGGGATCGTTGCGGATCGCGGCGAAGAACCGGCGGTCGTTTTCGGACATCTGTTCCCCTCCCGGCGCGGTCAAACCACCGCTTTCCGGGCGGCCATACCTGCCCCGCCGGATCGCCGGTTAACCAAGCTTGTGAGAAAGTCAAAACTCTAATCGTTTGAAACAAATTCAATCGTTTAGAGTGGTTGGTCGGTATATTTACAAAAACTTAACTCTGTGGAATTTACTTGCCCGTCCCGCGTTGGATGCACGCAAATCATCGAGGAGAGATCCGGATGCAAGTGAAGTCCACCACAGAGCCCAAAGCCCCGTCGCAGACCATCCCTGCCGAAGTTCTCGAGCGCATGGAAAACGAATGGCGCCAGATGCGCCAGATGAGCCAGAGCGCACCCCAGCCGACGATTTCCATCCAGGCCAAGTAAGTCCAGCCTCACTCAAATTCCACGGACGCGCGGTTCGCCCGCGCCTTCCAGGATCAGCGCCGTCAGCGCCCAGACCAGAGCGTCCAGCCGGTCGGGCGAGCGGCCTGACGAAAGCCCGTCGGGGCCGAAATCGCACATCTGGTCCTCAAGGGCCGTGAAGCGGGCCGCGTGCACGACGCGGCCCTGTTCGTACAAGGCCGCCACCGGCTCGGCGCGCAGATACTTGCCGCGCATCGCCCGCACCGTCGTCACCGGCAGGTTGACATCGACGCTTTTGAGCATCGCCGCCACCATGTCGCCGCCCTGGTTGATCTCGGCAACGATCCGGTCGGCCTCGAAGCGGCGATAGGCCCTGACCACGGCATTCGCCCAGTCGGCGGGGCTTGCCCCCTCGACCGAGAAATCAGCCAGCACCACCGCCCGGCCGGAGCCCTGCAGCCCCGCGACCACGATGCCGCAGCAGCTCGATCGCCCGGCGCCTGCGGGCGGATCGACGGCCACGACGATGCGCCGGAGCGGTTCGCTGATCCTCACGGTCAGCGCCTCGATCTGCTCGCGCCTCCACAGCGCGTCCTCGCGGTCCTCGACCAGTTCGCCGCCCAGTTCCTGGCGTCCGAGCCTCGTTCCGCCATAGCGGGCCTGAAGCGCGGCGATGAAGCCCGGCGCGAGGTTTCCGGCATTGTCTGCCGTGGCGATCCGGGAAAGCCGCGTGCCGGGATCGGAGATCAGCCGCTTGAGCAGCGGCAGCGGGCGCGGCGTCGTGGTAATCAGCTGGCGCGGTGCCGGCCCGAGCCGCAGCGCGAACTGCAACATGTCGAAGGTCTCCTGCGCGTATTTCCACTTGGCAAGCTCGTCGCACCAGGCGAAATGAAATTGCGGCCCGCGCAGGCTTTCGGGATCTTCGGAGGAGAAGAACTGCGCCATCGCTCCGTTCGGCCAGACCAGCCTGCGCCGCGAGATCTCCACTTCCGGCCGCATATGCCGCGCCACCCGCCAGATACCCGACACGCCGTCGACCATGACCTCGCGGGCGTCGCCCAGCGTTTCGGCCACCAGCGCGATCCTGAGATCGGATCGCGGCCCGGAACCGGTCGCCAGTTCATGCACCCATTCGGCGCCCGCCCGCGTCTTGCCGGAGCCGCGCCCGCCCATCAAAAGCCAGTTGCGCCATTCGCCTTCCGGCGGTTTCTGCTCGGGCCGGCCGGTGAATTCCCAGTCAAGCACCGTCCGGCGAACCCGGGCGGCCCGCCGCCCGCGCACCAGTGTCTCGACTGCGTCCGTCAGCTTGCCGTCTCCAATCGCCCTGCCGGCCCGCACCGCGCCGCCTTCGGCTTTCACAACCGCCGCCGCCGTTGCAGGCGTCTCCGATGCGCGGATGCTGGCGGCTATCTCGCCGGCGAGGCCGTCGACCACGCTCAACAGGCTGTCGCGACGCTCGAGGCCGATCGCCTCCATGGCCTGCCTGTTGGCGTCGAGAATGCGGTCCAGTTGTGCTTGCGCCCCCCGGACCAGCGCCCGGTCAGCCGCTGTTTCCGCCAGGCGTCCTTTCCGGTTCTTCGTCCCGCCCGGTCGTCCCGACGCCATCGCGCCCGGCGAGCCAGACTTCCATGAGCACCCGTGCGCGCGCTTGCGCCTGTGCTTCGATGATCCGGCGGATCTCGTCCCTGATCTCTTCATCGCTTTCCCCGTCGCCGCCGGCCAGCGCCGCCTCCTCCCGGTCGCGGGCAAGCTGTCGCTGCAGGCTGTCGATCTTTTCGAGCGTGCGCACCATCAGCGCCATGGCGTCGGTCGCAGCCTTGGCGTCGGACCGGGCAAGCCTGGAGGCTGCCTCGTCCTCGCCGGAAATCAGCGCTTGCGCCGCGCCGCGCAGCTTGCGGAAGAGCTCGAACTGCTCGCGCATTTCCAGCGTCAGGTCGTTCAGAAGGGCGGACAGCTGCTCGACGGGAGACAGAGCTTCGGCGGACTTTACCTCGAGCATGAACCTTCCTGCGGCGCGCATGCGCCTCTGATCGCTCCAGCCGGTGCCCGGCTTCTCCCGGGTCTCCGCACGGGCATTCCGCCCCGTCCCGGCCCCACCCGGCGCACCCGGTCCACCCGGACCACCGGGCCAGAGACCGAACAGCGACAGATCGGTATCGGCGATATCGTCCAT